CCCCCCGTTTCCATTTGGACCGGCAGCGCCTCCAAAGCTATACCATCCACTTGAACACGCGCAAGAAGAACTCCATACAGCATAACCAGAACCGCCCGAATATCTTGTATTTCCAGCCCCGGCAGATGACTGTCCACCAAGAAAAGTGGCACCACCAGTATCGGTAAGTGCTTGGGCACCCTTTGCTAAACAGCCGGTTGTTGGAGAAGAGGAAGCTGCGGGCGCGCCCGCTGATGTGTTAAACCAAGTATCCCCGGGAGGACTAGTACTTGCGCCTCCTCCAGCCCCGACGTTAATATAAACTAATTGAAGTGGTGTAACAGAAATAGAAGTTGTTTTTGAATACGCCCCACCACCAACGCCACCTGCACCTATACATTCAACGGTTATGGTGCCAGAGCCAGCGTCAACCGGGACTCGCCAACGTCCATTAGCACTCGACGTAATGGCAATTGTTACAGTAGGCATTAAATTACTTCGGGAGTTACTTCATTAAGTAACGCGCCGTTAGGCACAACTTCTTTTCCATTCCAACTATACCCTTCGGGAACAGGTATAAGAGTCCAAGTCGGGTCATACCAACTTAAAGAATCCGTAATGATAGTATTGACATAATTGCCTTGATCATCAAGAAGAACGCAAGTCATTATTCTTCCTCGCTAGACGGAAATACATTGATGAACACAGTCCCATCAACTAGCGCCTCGACCTCATGCCATTCAATCTCTTTTAGAATTACTGGCGTGGTGTCCTTGTCCATTTCTTTGTAAAGATTTTCTTTACGAATTGCTGCTTTTCCAGCAACGCACATTGTTAGATGAGCAAATGTGTGCTGATGACGGGGAAGGCCCTCCCCCGTGTTTGCGTGATACACCGCGAACCTTACTTTGTCGTACAAGAAGGTATAGGTAGGGGTAATTCTTTCCACACCCCACCCCCAATTAAGTTGCGGTTAAGCTGAACGTGTAAGTCACGTTCAAAGTATCGCCGTTAACAACTGTACGGTCGCCACCAGTAAAGTCTGAACCAGAAAACAATGTTCCACTTGTTCCAGACTTAGCACTTCCACTTGTTAAAAATGCTCCAGCAACCGTGCCGCCAGCGTTGATTGAGAACACTGCAACTGATGCCGAGTTTGTAACAACCGAAGGGTTAGCTGTAGTTGCTGTGGCAAATGTAACGGCAACCCGAGTAGCCTGACTATACCCCGTAAACTCAGTCCAACCAGCATGGCTTGACATTGTGTCGCCAGCAGCATACGTAGTGCCAGACCCCGGACCAGTGACAAGACCAATATTCCAAATGGTGACCTGAGCAACACTTGTTAGCGCGGTGCCAGCCATGTACTGGATACCCGTGTTAACTACCAAGTTATTGTTACTTTCTTCCCACTTTAGATTTCCGTTTTCGTCGTAGCAAAGAACGTGAAACCGACCAGAGGCAGACATCTTTTCCATGATTATGCGATCCTAATAATTGCTGAAGTATTGGTAATGGAAGGAAATTGAACAGTAAAAATGTTAGTTGATGTTTTGTCTGAACCAAAATCTAGTACACAGATTGCCGGATTGGCGGAACCGTCAAACTTATAGATCAACGCTCCTCGCGCAGTAACCGCTGCTGTCCAGCTAACATTGTTAAAGGACCAGTATGCAACCGTACCGGAATTACCCACAGTAGGGACTTGGCTAACAACAAGGATCTGCCCCCCAGCGGTATACCCAGATGCAGAAACCTCGCCTGTTGAAGTATATCCGGTCGTGGTCGCATCTAACGTTGCAGAGTTGGTGTACAAAGCAATCTTAAAAACTTGCGTTGTACCCGTATTAAAGTTGAACGTCCCACTAGGGAGTCCAATCTTAAAAGTGTTAGTTGACCAGTTACCGGTAAAAGCCATCAGGTCACCGCTTGACGATATTGACCAGACCTATATGCATCCTGACGCTCAAGACCATCACCCAACCGTTTGGCAAGAGTTAGAGCCTCTTTGTACTTTGTATCGTACAACGCCATCATGTCCTGCTCACCCTTCATGTAGGTGTAAGCCTCAACCAATGACCCATACAAAAGGACCGTATCAAAGTTATCACCCAACCAAGTCGTACTTGCTGTGACAATCGATGCTGGATAATAAAAATAATGCAACTCTACGTTATATATCGCGTTTGGCGTTGGGCCAAGAATAAACGTCAATTCAGCTTCATTGGCAGACTGCGGACCAAACAAAGCGTAGTACTTTGGGGTCCCTGTATCCGTTGGCTGTGGATACGCTTCTCTAATAAAGTTAACATCTTTATTTAACAAGTACGAATACTCACCACCTGTTGTGTAAACAGCCATTGAATACACAGACAAAAAATCTGTTGGACAGGCCAAATACTTATTTCCAGTCGCGGTAACACCAGTCACATTTTGACGCAACGAAGGAAACTGAATCGTATTGTAGATCCGCTGCTCTGCCTGCTTAACAAACGTAGGAATAGTAGCAACAAACGAAGCTTCGTAATTCTCCGTATAGTCCTGAATTGCAGTTGACAAAGCAGCGTAGTTCACGCCATCGGCCCCCGAGACATCACACCTTTGGTGGCACAACCAGTACCACGCATTTTAATGCCCGTGGTTTTTACAGTTTCCCGCGCAGGATCACCCATTGATACCCGAGGAACTGGCATCCCACCCGGAGTCATTTCGTTAGCTTTCATAACATTTGGGTCAGTCATGTACTGCCCAGCGTTTTTCGCGCTAACAGTGTTACCTGACATGTCGTGCGGCTTGGCGTAGACCTTTGCAGATCCCACTTCTTTGCCTTGGCGTTTCATACTGAAGTTAGCCATGATTACCTCTGGTTCATTGCGCGGGACATGTTCCGACCGTACTTCTTACGATCCAAACTAGTCGGTCCACCTTTCTTCATCCCATGCATTTTTTTCTCATGCCCCTTCACTGCCTTAGCAGCTTCGACATCAGCAATGCCCTTAACTTCTTTTTTGTCCATGATATTTCCTATGTAGTCACAACCGTAACTGTACCCAATTGCACCTGCAAAACCAAGTTGTTTGGCGTCAACTCTGCGTCAAAACTTCTTGATCCACCAACAGGATTCCACCCCCATTGAATGTCCCGGCTCCCCATCATGGGAGTGCCAACATTGTTAATGTCCGTGGCATTTGTCTGGCCTATCTGCAACCCACTGTTACCCGACAGCAAATAACTAACATCTGGTCTTGGGTTTCTCAGTGCTTGAGGATCATTTACAGGATACATCCCTAACTGCAACTGCGGCTGATCCGGCTCCCAACACGTTGGACACACCAAAATGTTAACATTTTTAGTCTTTATGACTAACCGCTTGAGTTCCTTGAGTTTGTACCTGAACGAACATCTATCGCACTGGGCAATCGCCCATTTACCTGATGCAAACTTACTTGACATGGCTAGTAAAACATTTGCCTTGGAGCCAGCCGAATCGCGGCCTTGTCACGATCTTCCTGAGAAGCTAACAACCACTGCTCCTCATAGTCACTCTTTAACATTGTTACCCTGTCAGGAGAAACATCAGGTTTCTTCATAGCAATATAGAATGCCAGTCCCGCAACCAAACAGGGTATCAACCTAAAAGGAATATCTTCAACGTTAACACCGTTACCAGCGTCCTGTAGTCTTCTAAGCCTCCAGTACACAAACGTATAGTTACCTCCTGCGTTAGGAGCAGGCCATACGTTTATACATGGAAGGTTTTGAACGTAAACTGCTGTGCCAGATGTGTGGGATACCGCTGTAGTCCCCGCCTGACCTCTGGTGCAGTTTAGCAACTGATTTCCAGAAATATTGGTCCAACCAATAGTTTCGGAATCAATTTTGATAAACCCAGTTGTTGTTAACCCTGATGCGTCACTCAACGTAATTGTTGTGTTGGTACTTGTAATAGTACCGTTCAACGTTACTGATGTGGCATTAGTCTGACCAGACTGGCGATTAACCCAGACCTGAATGGGCCTGCCTGTGGTTAACTTATTTGGAATCGTTGCATACGTTGACTCAGAGATCCGCGTAATGTTGATATCTGACTGTGTATTGGCAACCGAGTTGTTCTGCCGAATTACATGATCCAAAAGATCAATGGTATCAACAGGAATCGGATAAACTGGCTGACCAGCTTGAAGAACAATTTGACCTTCCTCAATGGTCCACAGGTTGATTCCCCTGTTGGCCCATTCAATAGTCATCAAATTTAAAGACCGCCGAGCAGTACGAAAATCGTATCCAGTGCGAACCTCTAGACCAGCACGTTCATACGCTTCCTCAATGATGTCATTAAGGTCAAGGTTGAACGATGATGATCCAGAGGTGTAAGCCATTATCTAAATTTTGCTGTTTTCTTTGCAATCGTTTTGGGCTGCGCTACAAACTGCTTACCAGCTTTTTTGCCTTCTCTCTTAGCTTTGGTTGTTGCCGCATATTCTGCGGAGCTAAGACTATCAATCGCCGCACTAGGCAAGTACCTTTCACCCGTCTTGCTTGACGGTTTTCCAGATTTGGTACGCCATTTCTGGTCGCCCCAATCTTTAAGAGACTGCTGGGGATCTTTCATTCAAAGTCTTTGCCGTCTTCTCCCGCTTCTTCACGGGCCAAATCCTCTAACTCTTCATATGTGCCACAAGTGCATGGCCCATCTTCATTTAGAGCACAATCTTCAGAATGACCTTTAATCACGATAACCTCCACCAGCCGCTTTGTATTTCTTGGCAACAAGCTGTGCTTTACGAGCAGACCACTGTCCTGCACCCGTACCTTGAGTCGCCGCAGCCTTTACTTGAGACACAATCCGCTTACGAAGACTGGGTTTTGTATAATTACCAGCTTCGTTTACACTCCCGCCCTTAGCAAAAGCCTCAAAGTCGGTATCATCCCGACGTTTTTTGACTTTTGCCTTGGGCATTTTGGATGGATTAATATCACCCATCCCACGGCTTGACATCATCTCAGCACTTCCCGCCGCCAGCCATCTTAACAAACGTACCTTTGGTTTTGCCTTTAGAAGCAACTCCATCAGCCCGTTTAGATGCCGAGCCAGATGATTGTTTGACCATACCACCTTTTTTCATGCCCATCATTTCAGCTTTTTCATGCTTCACCATGGACGCAGGAGCGCCTTTCTTTTTCATGAAAGTTACTTCTTTACCAACCATTCCTTTCGATTCCATCTCACCACCTTTAACAAAGTTACGACCTTTATCAGCCGCAGAAAAGTCCTTGCCCACGGACTGAGGAACGCCAACCTTTTTAGCAAAGGCAGGGCTGTGGGCTACAGCCTCCATAAAATTATGCTGCTTCTTTGAGTGACTAGGCATGTTTGTCCATCAACTTATCAAGCTTTCCTTCAAGCCTGTCTAGTCGATCAAAAATACGGTTGATATCCGAATCTAACTGCGCCCTAGTCACATACTCTTTAGGAAGCTCTTCGCGGGTTCTGTTAAGAAGAATTTGAATGCGTTTTATCTCGTCAAACGAATTCTTCACAATAAACCCAACTGCGCTAATCGCAATCGTCAAAATAATGTTCCAGATCTGCCCTTCCATCACAAATACCTACCTCTGGTTTTACCGCGTTGGGCACATCCATCAGCGCGAGATGAAGCAGTGACTTTACCGCCTTTTTTCATCCCCATTGCTCGAGCAGTAGGCTCGTAATCAAAATCACCGCGAGTATCAACAGACTTATGGATTCTATCTAACTCGTCACTTTCTTCCTTAACGCGACGTTTAGCATCTTTAGAAAGCTCAACTTTGTTACGCGACTTCTCAATAACTTTGTCAATCACTGGATTGATATAACGATCCCCAATCTCAGGATGCGCTTCATCTAAAGATTCGCCCATGCGTTTGCCAGCGTCAAATGCCAATGCTGCCGCGCCACCTCGAACCCCTGTTCGAGATCCTGCGCGTATGCCCATATCTCGTTGTGAAACATTTCCTAACGCTGAATTGCGCCTAGCTACTGCTTGAGCAGGAGTTTCGTTACTATTTATGGCTCGACCAAGACGGCCAAGATCTGCTCGTTGACTTGGAATCCCGTGTTCCAAAGGATGAGGAGTGTAATCTTCAGCGTTTGTTTGGCTTGGGGATCTGTACTCATACCCCGGTTTTGCTGGCCTATTTAAGCGTCCCATTTAACACTTCCACTTACGCAAAGATTTGTTAATTCGCGAATCTGGGTCGTTAGCCGTTTTGGATGAAGTGAGTTTGGCTTTCATACCGCTCATTCTTGCACAAAATGATTTCTTACGCGATCCACCTTCCGGCTGCGGTGGCTTCAAATTCATCCCTTCCTTTTTGGCAGAAGCCCTGCCTTTGGCGTTTAAACCACCGTTATGGTTTTTGCCTTCTTTACGTTGCCAAGCTGGA